TTCGGTCAGAGTGTCGGACACGGAAGGCCGGATAGGGCTGGCGACGAGGCAAAATTCACTTGTCGTCGTTGTCGCGCAGCCAGCGCTTGAGAGCGCTATCAACGTCAGCGTGGCCAAGGTCTGCAATTTCATCGTCGGATTCCTTTCTGGTTTTGACGGCGTCGAGCTGACGGGCCATGTTCTTGGCCCGCTCTTGTTCAGCGCCTGCGTTCTTTGCCCAGCCGAGGCCAAGGGCGGCGATAAGGGGGATTGCTGCGCCAATGGCAGCCTTCCAGCCGAAGGCGCGCTCTACGGCTGCCACAGCGACAATTGCAGCGATGGCCCATGCCCACCATGGAATGAGGGAGGCGACCCACGCGATCATGTCGGCGTCCCCGCAATGCGCTTGAAGGCATAGAAGGCGCCGATCAGGACAGCCACGACAAGAACAACCCCAAGCGCCCACTGCACCGGGCCGGACCCGGAAAGAACCGCAGGCGTCAGGATTGCCCCAGCCCCGGGCAGGATCACTTCGGGCTTGGTCCATGGATTGACTGGAGCGGGAATGGCCTTTGCATCGCCGCCGGCAGGTGCAACCGCTGGCGTCTTGACCGGCTGGTGTTCAAGCATGGCCAGCGCATTGCCGCGAACGCCCGGCTGTTCCTTCCACTGGCCCTTCGGGTCCACGCCAGTTACGCGAATAGTCCAGCCGCGACCATTGACCGGAAAGCCGGTCTTGGGGTTTTTCAGGGAGCGCAGAAAATCCATGCGCGCCTGGCAATAGTCGATGATGATCCGCGCAGCGCCGCCAGGATATGCTTCGACGGCAGCCAATGTCTGCGGGCCTGCATTGCCATCGGGCACGACGCCGACAAGCGCCTGCAGCACCTTGACCGCACGGGCCGGGCCGGAGTTGACGCCGAAGTCGAACGCTGCATAATCCAGCCCTACCGGCAACAGATCGCCGCCGCTCTGGGTCCAGTAGCCCTTGCGGTAGATGTCCTCGGCCTCTTTGAGGGTCAGCGCCTTGACTTCCCCCGCCGTGACCGACTTGACGCCACGGTGAGCCGCTAGCGTTTTGTGCGTCACACCGTACTTGGTCGGGCCGCCGCTATCGGTCTTGACGTTGGAATAGCCGCCCTCATGCCCGAACATCAGTTCGAGCGCGCGCGGCAAGGTCTCGCGTGCCATGGTGGTCTCCTGAGATTTGAGGTATGCTGGTGAAACCGATGGAGGTTCAGATGGTCGTTTGGGCTACAGCGATAGCGGCAGGTTCATTTCTGTTCTGGCTTCAAAGCGAGGCCAAGACGCCTTCATGGCGCCCATACCGTGCGCAGATGCGCCGCTGGGAAAATGGTCAGTGGGAATACCGCGCCTTGACCGCCGCCGAAGCCCAGCAGGCCGATGACGAACTCAGCCGGTGGTGATGCTACCGGCCTCGGGTATCGAACCACCCAGCCGTGGCTATGGAGACAGTCACGCTAGCGTCTGAGGAACCGAGACGGACGCGGATTTGTCCCGAAGTATTGGTGCGCATCGGGAACGTGGCAGCAGCGTTTGCCACACCGCCCGCGCCGTTGATCACATTCATGATTTGAGCCAGCGGCGCCACGGTCACGGATGGCGCCTGGTCGGTCTGATCCAGCGAGCTGGCATATAGTGTGGAGACAACGCCCGTTCCCGAATTGGATAGGCCGGCGATCACCTTGGCCACCACTTGAATGCCAGTAGGAACGGCCAGCACCTGCGAAAACGCTGCAGTGCCGGGGCCAGGTGCTGAAACGTCCAGATTCACCACTGTGCGGAGGAACTCGTCGCCAACCTGGGTAAAAGCCACGATTGCGCTTGATACTCTGAGTATGGATCCGATGCGCCGATAATGGGTATAGCCGCTAGGCCAGTTTGGCTCGGCAGTGGGGTTCAGCGATTTCGAGAGGCCACGGCCAACCGTCGTGCCATTCGAGATGATGAACACATGCCATGTGCCATTGCTGATCGCGCTATCGAAGCGGCCGCCGCTGCCGGTACCATAGGCAACGTCGAGTTGCACGCCAGTGGCGCCGGCAAAGACCATGAGCAGCGGGGAGGCCTGCTCGCTGGCCGCCTCGCCCGCTGAAATGTCGATATCATTGGTCGCATCTGTCGTGTTGTTGGACAGGGTCAGTCCGGTGAGATGGCCCTTAAGTGCCGCCCCGATGTTGGCGCGGGACTGGCCCTGCTGAGCAGCGGACAGCACCATGATACCGGTGACAAGCATCGTCCCGTCAACGTCGGGAACCGTAATGGTCCGGGTCTGGCCGCTAGTGATCCCCGATAGATTGAAGGCGAGGCGTTTTGTCTGGTCGGTGCTGTCGAGGATGCGGAACGCATTGCTCAGGAATATCCGTGAAGGGGCAAGTTCCTCGACCGTCTGGACCGTGACATCAGCCGAGGTTTTCAGGATCGTTTTGATCGCCGTGCCGTCTGTCAGATAGATCGGCGGAAAAGCGCCATTGGACGCGGCAATAACCGGGTTGGTGTGCGGGGTCGTGGCCGCATAGTCCTGATAGATCGTGACGGGGGTGCTGGTGCCCGCCAGGTAGAAATACAGTTTGGCGCCGGCCAGGGGGAGGCCGTTGGCGTCCACAGCCTGATAGAAGGGGTCAAGAAGGATGCTCATGGTTTTCTCTTGCTGTTACGCGCGACGGCGCAGAGGGAGCGCTAGGGGTTCGAATTTGACGAGTGGGCGCGCCATGGGCACTTGCGCGTAAAGGGGCTGGGATGGGTCAAAGACGGTCTGCGGCGCTACACTTGCGGACAATGCGTTTCCGCCGCCCAGTGCGTTGCCTACGGTTTGGCTGGGCATTCCGCCTGCCCCATATGCCTGCGAAAATTGATCGGCCGTCACGCCCTGCTCAATGCCGCCCGGCAAGGAAGTCCATTGTCCCTTGAGAGCGCTGGCAACACGGCTCGTGTCCCCTGCCTCGAGGTCGGCCTGCAAATCCCGCCCGGTCTTTTGTGCGTAGGTTTCTCTAGCCAGGTTCCAGGCCGCGGCGTCCTGGCTTTCGGGGGAGAAGTCAGCGAGCCCGAGTTTGGCGCGCTGATCGTCCCATGTTGAACCGAGAAATTGATACTTCCCGGCCGCGCTGGACTTCTGTCCCTTGTTCGGCCCGGAGGTGATCGTCTTGTACTGGCGTGGATGGTCGGAAAAATCAGAGAACCGATCGCCACCATATATGACGTCATATGCCCCTGCGCTCTCGCCGCCGGCTATGGCATCAAGCAATTGCCGGGCTACCTGCGGGACGTGAGCCATTGAGTATCCCCCATAGAAAAAGGCCCCCGTTAGGGAGCCTTGTGGTATTGGTGCCCTCGCTATGGAGGGTGGTCATGAAACGCTATAAATCAGCCGAGGGGCCGAACAAGCTGCAGGATATTCAGGTGCGGAAGCTAGACGACGAAAGTACCGTCGCCATTGTGGTGTTGGACACCGATCATGGGCGGGTAGATTTTGTGGTCAATCGAGGGTTTGCCGAGTTCATCCGTGCGGAGATGGATGAGTTTTTAGAGGGGAGAGCCGAGTCTTTCCCGAAAGACTGAAGGCGCTCCACCTGCTAGCGCACCGGCCTGCTGGCCAGCCAATTCTTGACGCTAGCAACGACCCAGAGCCAGAAGAACCCGCCCATGCCCGCTTGCCACACCGTTTGAGGCAGTGGTTCGCCAGCCATTTCAGCCCCGAACGCGATGACCGCGCACACGATTCCGCCCCATGCGCCCCATATGAGCGGATTAGCCTGTTTTGTCTGCATGCGGTCTTTTATCAGTTCAGCGCCCTAATCCGCAAGGGAAGAGTATTGTTCTGCTGGTTGCTGTTGAAGTTGGCCGCTGCGCCCAGGGCCGGACCTGCCGCCATTTGCGGAACCCGCACGGTGTTCGGCAAAAGCTGGTTGGTCAAATAGGCCTGTCCGGGCTTCGACATCATTGCCGCACCAAGAGCATTGGGGGCCATTGTGCCTGCAGCGGCGCCGGCCAGCATGCCTACCCCACCACCAGCATCATTACCCACTATCGCGCCGAGGGTCGCGGGAATGCCGGCAGTCGCCCCGCGCACGGCAAGGCGGCTTGCTGTGCCGCTATTGGGAAGCGGCGTCATTCCAGCAACGCCTGCTCGAGCGAGCCGGGCCAGATCGCCCTGACCGCGCACATAGGCCCCCTTGCCCTGACGAGCAACGGCCTGACGGAGCATCGCCGGGGAAATCAGTCCAGCGGCCGCACCCTCCCCAGCCCCGCCAACAGCATCGACCAAGGCTAGATAATTCCGGTAGTCGCTGCGAACCTGTTGCCAACTGCCGAGGTCTGGCGAGCCGGCAGCCGCCATGGACCGCTCCATCGCATCGTCTAGAGACGACATGATGCCCTTCAATGCCCCTGCCAGCTCTGGATCCTTTGACCCACGCAAGGATCGGCCAAGACGGCTGCGCATGGACTTGTAAGCCTCGCCCGAGATCGTGCCGCCGTTGTTTTTTACGGCGTCCACGATATCGCGCAGGGTGTTCTCCACGATGGGAGCGCGGGCGCTTTCATTGACCAGTGAGTTGTATTCACGCACGACGCCGCCAAGGTCGGTACCCATGGCCTGATCCGCGACGATATTGTTGCGGCTGGCCAGCGTGTCGAACTGCGTGCCCAGATCGTCATAAGCCTTTGCCATGACCTCCGGCGTGGCGCGTGGCGCACTGATACCGGCACGACCAAGAGCGGCGCGGGTGAACTGTTCGGACTGCTTTTCGAGCATGTCCGCAGCCTTGCCGCCGCCGACTTCGCTCTCTGCATATTTCAGGGTCTTGTTGCCCGTCGCCTGGCCGGCGGTCAGGTCAACGCCCTCGCCAGCCAGCGTATCGCGCACCGCGAGCTTTTCCGCCGACATCGGGTTGGGTGTGATGATCTTCTGACCAAGTTTGGCGGCCCCGACGACAGCGCCGCCGCCCAGGATTTGCGCGGCAAGCTCCACATAAGGGTCGTCCGAAACCTGCTGTGCAACGCCGGCAGCGGCGCCGGAGCCAGTCGCCGTGGCGAGCTGACCAATGGCCGAGCGGATCGGAGCTGCCGATTTGGCGACTACCCCAGCAGCGGGCACGAGTGAGGCGCCCACCTCCTGACCGATACGGCGGACCACCTGATTTGTAGGGTCGTCGCTTTCGGGTCGAATGGCCGGCGCCATCATGTCCTTGAACGTCTGACTGCCGCCAGCGGCATTGACGGGCAACTGGATATCGCTACCCGTCGCCGCGTTGATGCCAGCAGCGCCCAGGCGCAATGCGCCCTGAGTTATATCGACGGGCAGGCCAAGGACCGATGCGATGCCTTCATTGACGCCGGAGGTTCCCTGCGCGAAAGCCGTCTCATTGAACCCGCCATCTGGCTTGGGCACGGGCGCTGCCTTCGGATCCCCAAGGCCAGGGCTGCCGGGCACAGGCAAGTCGGCAAAATATGGGTCTGCCGGCGCTGCTTTAGCCGGAGCCGTGGCCGCCGATGCCCGCGCTTTGGCAAGCGCCAGGGCCCGGGCCCGTGCGGTGTTCACTTCTACCATAGCGCACGATCCTCGGGGCTCATAAACTTCCACATCTCTGGCGTCACCTGCGGATCACCAGCGCCCCAGCCTTCCGGGGCTGTGTCAGCGTTGTAGTCGATGGAGGAAGGTGGCTTCGGCAAAGGCGATTCGGCCGTACCGGACTTGTCCCCGCCGAAGTCACGGCCAAACGCCTGCTTGCGTTCCGCCAGAACCTGCTGCGAGAGCGTCTTGATCTGACGCAGGTTTTCCAGCAGTTGCGGCGCGGATTGCCCTTGAGCAGTGGCGCCTTCGACCGCCTGCAAGAGGCGATTTTCAGTATCGGAGATTGCACCAAGCGCGCCGCCGGTCGGGCTGGCTTCCCGCATCTTCTGCAAGGCGTCAAAGCCGATATTAGCCTGGATGGTCAGCAAAGTCTGCGCAAGATCATAGGCAGGCGAACCCGGCACGACCTTGGTCCATTCGCCGCCAATCCCTGTCAGCAGATTGGGGTTGCCCTCGATAGAGGAAATGGCCTTGTCGAGCGTACCGGACATGAAGTCGGCCTTACGCTCAAAAGAGGTCAAAGCGCCTTCGGCAGCAGCCTTTTTGGCTGGCAGTTCAAGGGCGGTTGCAGTCTCGGTCTTGCCCGCCTCGCCACCAGCGGCCTTGTCATAAGCTTCTTCGTAGTTGGCCTTGGGCACGCGCTCTACGACCTGGCGCGTCAGCGGGTCGAGAATACCCCACTCGGTGCCAAGGTCGATCTTGTCACCCTTGGTGGCCAGAGTCACGCCGTCCGGCAGTTGGCTCTGGATCATCGTGCCATCTTCGCGGGTCTGGAGCGGCACGACATTGCCGGCCGCATCCTTACCATAGGACAGGTTCAGACTGGCCTTGGGCGCTTTTGCAGCAGTGATTACATCCTGCTCGAATTTCTTCATGGCCAAGTCGTATTCCTGCTGGTTCTGAGCCAGTTGGAGCTGCTGCAGCGCCGTCATAGACGACCGGGCCACAACGGGCGCCAGATCAGGCCGACCGCGGAAGCCTTCAACGTTGATCCCGTTCTGAGCGAGGTAATCAAGCCCCTGCTCAAACATCTGGGGATCCGCCTCGCCGTCCAGTTTGCCGCCCATGGCGCCGAGAGCAATGCTGCCGATGGTTTCAAGGCCCTTCTGCGCCAAGGCGATATTGTTCGCGTCGAAGGTCTGTTTGGCCTGCTGGCCTTCGGTGAAAGCCCCAAGCGCGTTGATCTGGGGGGTGTTGCCGCCCAGCGCCATTGCCTGAATTGCCATGTGCTATACTCCCCTCTGATAGCCAAGACGCAGGGCGTTGTTGTTGTTCGCCGCCCCACCGAGCATGCCGAGGCCATAGCCAGCCTGATTAGACACGTTGCTGATCGCATTGCCCCAGGCATTGGAGGCACCGATATAACCCGATGCAGTCGCCGCGCCTTTGTCCTGCAGGGTCTGACCCGCATTGGTGGCATAGTTGGCGCCGAGGGCATTCTGGTTGGCGACTGTGGTCTGCCCGCCCGTCGAAACCCCGGAGAGCCGGTCGAGATAATTGTTATAGGTCTGGTCAGCCAGTCCGGTACGGAATCGGGTGAGGGACTTGAGTGCGGCGCCGCTGTTTTTCATCCCGAGCGCAGCCAGATTGTTCAGCGCGCCCTTTTCGCCCTCCTTGACGGCGAAGCCATAGCCGGGCGTTTCCTTGAACCCGGATTTGAACGTGCCATCCTTGGCAGCAGTCGAAAGCCCCAGTTCGCCCATATAGGTATCGAGCGCTGTCTTACCTGCCTCCATCCACGGCAGGTTGTCGGCGCGGGTCTGGTCGTACTGCTGCTTTTGCAGTTGTAGCGACTTGTCGGCCGCGCTGGCCTGAGCGTCAGCCGCTTGGCTGGCCGCATTTGCGCTCATCACCCCGGAGGCGACAGAGCCGGCCGCGCCAATGGCGGCCGCGCCCAAAACTGCAGCGGTTGTCCCGATCATGCGACCAGCTCCTTCATATAGCGGCGTTCGACGGGCTTGTACCCGTCGCTTTTCATCAGCCGGTCAATCGCATCGATCCGGTCGTTTTCGAGAGTAGTGAAATAGACAAACCTGGCGCCCATCTTGCGGGCCATGGTTTCAAAGAAGCGGCGCAATTCCTGGCCGCCCCCCTGCGCCCACCAAAAGGACTCTTCCATCATGGCAACGTCAGGGGCAAAAAAGATCGGCGCCATCATCCCGCCAAGCACGCCGGTTTCGCTGCGCACCACCAGACCCGATGGGTTGTCGATCAGAAAGGATATCGTCCGCGCCACTGCATCTCGGTCGTAGTCGCCAACCGGCTTGTGCGGGCTCATGGCATGGAATTTCGCCCCCATCTCGACCAGAGCGGGGATATCTTCTGTCGTGGCGATGTGCGGGGGCATACTTGCTCCTGGGCGACGATCAGCGCCGGAAATTACGAAGCTGGATATAGATTGCGGTATTGGCCACGGAGGTAATCGCCGCTAGTTCGCAGGTCACCGAATAGGTGCGCGTCCCGGCCGAGGGAATATCCGAAAATTGGATAACCGCGTCTCGTGCCGCTTCATCCTTGCCGATTGTCCAGACCTTGGTTGCGATGGTCACGCCGTCGCGCTTGAGCCGATAGGTCGTCACTGGCTTGTCGGTGTTGGTGCTTTCGGCCTTGGCCGTGAACAGGATAGAAACCTCACCGCCCGTCACCACTATGTCGTCGGTGTGGATTTCGGTCTCGCCGGCGGCAAAGGTCACCGTGATATCGGACCCGCTAGAGGATGCGCCGAGCGTGACGGCATCAGCGAGGATTTTGCTGGTCGTTACCGCGTTGTCGGCAATCTTGTCCTCGGTTACGGCACCGTCCTCGATTTTTGCCGACGTGATGGCTAGGTCTGCAATCTTTGCCGTCGAGACCGGGCCGTCATCAGCAATTTTCGCCTCGGTAATCGCGGCATCGGCCAGTTGCGCCGTCGATATTTCGCCATCGCCAATGGTGATGCTGCTGACGATATCGGCAATTGATCGCATGACGCGGAAGGCTTCGGCGGTCAGTTTCCCGTCCTTATCAACCCACGGCATACGCTGATTGATCGGGTACTTCTGTGTGCTGACACTAGCCATCGAGGATTTCCCCGTCCGCCTGCGCGCCCATGATCGAGAAGTCCGCGTCGTCGGTGAACATGATTTCTATGGTCATGCGTCGGCCGCGGCCACAGCCCCGCCAGACGGCGCGATGCACGTACTCACCGATCACGCCAAGCGAGCGCCAGCGCTCATTGCCGAACTTCTCACCGTCACGCGCGATGCGCAGCATGATCCTTGGCTCAAGGCCGATAGCAGCCCGTCCGACCTTGCAGTCAAGGAAGTACGACCGCAGCACGACCCAATTGTTTGAGGCCGCCAGTTGAGGCGATATGCCGCCTCGAGCGAACAGGCCGCCATTGTCGGTATTGATGCCGCGCACCAGCGACGCCAGACCGGCCGTGGTGAGGTAAAGGCCGGTGTTGGAGTACTGTGGCCCCAGAATGTCCCAGTCATCCTGTCCGAACGTCCTGGCGACGTTCCAGAACATGGTCGCCACATTGTATTGGAGGGTCAGATGACCGGGAAAGGTGAAGGTGATGAACTTGTGGCCGTCGTCGCTGTAGCTGAAAGCTTCACAGGTCGCCTTGACGGAATCTGACAGATCAGCAACGGCGCGCTCCACCGTATGGTTGGAGATTCGCATCGGACGGAAGCCATCAGCCCGGTAGAAAATGAAATCGTCGCCCAACCACATCAGCGAGTTATCTTCCGCGACAACCGCCAGAGGGGCGCCCAAACCACGCTGCATGGCCGCGTTGTACGAGAACGGGGTGTCAGTGCCGCCCGAGAGCGTCCAGATTTCGATGGTCTCCGTGCCGTAAAGCCAGAGTTCGTTCTGCGCGGCATAGACCCGCACCATATTGTCGGTCTTGCCCTCGGCCGTCGCAAAATCCAGCGCGTCCCAGCTCGTCATGTCGTTGACAGCAGACCATTTGAACTGGCCAGTGCCGGGAACGCTGCCAACCGCGAAGCCGCCGAGAAACGTCAGCGGGCCAATATCGCCGTTGGTGTCAGGTTTGGAAAATGTCGTCCCATTCCAGTGGTACGCTTCCGTGCCATCTGAGATCAGCACACTGCCGTTGTCGTCAAAGACCATGGTGCAGCGGCCGGCGTCGCTATCGAGCGTACCGTGTTCGGTATAGTTGGTGCCATCATAGCTGCCGAACTTGCTGCCGATCACCGTGTAATGGATGCCCGAGTTACGCTCGACGCAGCGTTTGACGCCTGTCTTGGCATAGACGGGCTGGACGCTCTTGCGCTGCCGGCGAATGAGCTTCGAATGCCCGGAGGTTTCGATTTCCGAGAACATGTTGATGAGCGTTTCCCGGCTGTTCTGGGTAACGCTGGAACTGCCCTCGAGATTGGCAAAGGGAACTTCAATCTTGGGCATATCAGCGCTCCGGCGTGATGCTGAGCGAGCCCATGCCCTCGCCCACGTCGAAGCCCTTGACGATGGTGTAAGTTCGGGCTGCAGCCGCCGTTACGCGCGCCGCAGCGGGCTTGCCATCCATCGAATATGGGCCGATGAGTTTCTCGGCCAGGCCAAAGACCACGGCTTCATACCACTCCGGCGGTAGATCCATGTTGTTAGGGCCTGCATCCATATCCATGATGATGCGGCGATAGGTGAATTTGAGGGTTCCGGCTGTCGCGTCCGGTGCGGGCCAGACGTAGAGCGTGCCGCCCTGGCGCTGCCGATCATAGTAATACTGTGTCGGGTACCCTTGGGTCAGCTTGTTGGGCATGGCGCGATATTCTTCGCGGCTCAACCGGAACATCGGGAGGTCATTGGTCCCGCGGTTGATCTGCATGTCGAGCACTTCAAGCGGGACAGTCGTGAAATCCCCGCCAGCGCCGAAATCGTAGCTTTCCTGCCCGGCAATCAGGGTCAGCGTGCCATCGGTCAGCGTCCATGTCATGACGCCATCGGCCTGCCAGGTCTTGAGCATCCGGGTCAGGATGCGCAGCCCACGGGCCAGATCGGTGGCCTCTAGCGGCTCCTCGTCGGCCAGAACGCCGAGTTCTGCCAGGGCATCGGTAATCAGTTCTTGCGCGGTCTGGGCAAAATCGATGCTGTTGCTGACGGCCATCGTTTCGTCTCCTAGAGGTCGTCAGCGGTCACGTCGCCGGGTCCAATGAACACATCGGCCGGCCGCGGGCGTGGATCGTGCAGCGCCTGGTTGTCGGGCACGCCGCGTACGAAGTCTTGAGGGTGACGGGGCTCCCAGCAGTCCTTGCAGACCCGGAGCCCCGTCCATTCCTTGCGCAGTGCATTGAGCTTGTGCTTGAAGCCGCAACGGTCGCAAATCCCGAGGGCATGGGCGGGATTGCTCATGGCTAGACGACCGCGTGCAGCGTAACCTTGCACACGCGCTGCGAGGTTGGCGTGTAGGCGCCAGCAGTCACCAGATAGCCATAGACCGAGGAAGCCTCGTCGGGGAGGCGCAGCAGCTTGTTGATCCCGTTGGTTTCGACCCAGAGGGTGGAGCCCAGATCGACAGGCGTCCCGAGGTCGATAAAGCCGAGATAACTGGCGCGATCCCCGGCGGGCAAATCCCATGCGGTATTGTCAGCCAAGGCGCTGGGCGGAGTCACGTTATAGAGGTGCAGGCGATAGGAGGTCTCGCCCGAGATTACGCCCGTGTCGTTGACCATGAGCGAGGCCGCCATGACCATCATCGTGGACTGGCGGGGGCCGAATGTGCCGATGGTGAGGGGACCGCCAACAACGTCGCCCGCCGTATAGGGCGTGGTGTCCGCTGGGCGGGTGATCGTGACTGAGGGGCTATAGCCCTGGCGGGTTGTCATGGCGGGCTCCTTACGACAGTGCCACGGAGCCGGTATTGACCACGATGGTGCCATTGCCGGCATTGTCGAAGAACACCAGAAGGCTTTCGGCCGGCGCATTGAGCGTGGCAATCGTGGCCGTGCCGTTCCAGGTGCCGCCGGTAAGGGTAACGGTATGGGCGGCAGTGCCCGAAGCGCTGGTGTCAGTGACGGCGAAGAACCCGCCATGCTTGGTGGCATCCATGGTCGCCGCGATGACGACAGTCGCATGGTTGAGCTGCAGCGACGCGACGCCGTCGAGCACGGCGCCCGATGCGGTCAGGGTCTGCTTGGAATTGGTACCGCCGACCTGGGTATTGCCGCCGACGATCAGATTGCCGGTGACGGTCAGGTCGTTCTTGATGGTAGTTTTGGCCATGATCTGGACCTTTCGATAGAAGGAATCCTCGCGCCGTCGCTATCGCGTCCGTCCGGTCGGTCTGCGTGAGTGGGGAATCCGGAGAAAGAAAAAGGCCCGCACCGAAGTGCGAGCCCTGTTTGCCGATTAAGCGGCGCCTTCGGAGCCGAAGATGGCGCGCCAGTCGGTCCAGCCCGCCGAGTAGCGTTCGGTGGCCTTGTGCTTGAAGTTGCCGGTTTCGAAGTCGCCGTCCTTCTCGAGGGCGAGTTCGCGGCGGTTCAGCACCTTGAGGCCGTCCGATGCGTCGGTCTTGACGAACCACTGGTCGGCGTCGGTCAGGTACGACCAGGAGAACACACCTTCTGGCAGCAGGCCCATCGAACGCATGGCGTTGACGGCGTTGTTGGCAGTGTCGTTCTGCAGGGTGGACTTGACGATGCGCTCGGCATTGAAGGCATTGTTGGGGGCAACAATGAGCTTCCGGGGCTGCAGAGCGATGCGCAGGCCGCGCCCGTCCGTGGCATTCATGATCTGGATGAAGATATCTTCCAGGGAAGCCTCGGACAGATCGGCAGCAGTGGCCAGTTTGTTGGACTGGTTGCCGCCGGCAGTGGGATGGGCCGTTGAGAGCAGTGCAACACCGTCGCCGCCGGTATAGTTGGAGTCGGTGGCGCGGTTCAGGATGTTGGAGGTCACCGTTTCCTTGGTGATGCGCATCGAACGGCGGAGAGCCTTGGTGCGCTTTTCAGCCTGATCCTTGTACTGGTTGTCCTCCACCGCTTCCTCAGTGACGATGAAGCCGAGGCCATAGGTCACGTTGATGTAGCGCTTGAGGTAGCCATTGATCGTGGTGTCGAACGAGATCGAGCCACTTTCAGCCTTCTGGGGGGCAAGACCGAAGCCGAGCAGCTCCTGATCTTCCTCGTAGGCCTTGGTCGAAGTACCCACGTCAAAGACCTGTTTGTAGCCCTCGGGCTGGTCCTTGTACATGTTGCCCCAGATGGCCAGGAGGCCAGGCCAAAGGAGCTTGGGATGTGTGCCGGTAGTAATTGCGGACATCTGTCAGTCTCCTTAGACGCCGAGGATACCGTCGCCGTTGGCAGTATTGCCCATGGCTTCGGTATGGTTGATGAGCAGGACTTCGACCTTGGCACGAGTGATCGTGGTGTCGTTGTCCTCGCGGTTGACGGCGCGCAGGATCAGCATCTGGTTGGATGCGTCGGCAGCGGGAACGTCGGAGGTGGTGTCGAGTTCGACGCCGGACAGGCCCGTGGTGGTGCTGCCCGACTGGGTGTAGATGAACACCGCGTTGAGACCGATGGACGTGGCCGGAATGGCGCCGTCCGCCTGAATCTCGAACACGAGGCTTGGATCGTCAGCGACCCAGGCTACGCGGGCCGTGGAGGCCGGGTTGTAGTTCTTGCCCAGGTCGGTAGGCAGGGCAGTAAAACCGACGATGGCGCCGGTCACGCGCTGGGCATCGCCAGCGGTTGCCTTGTTGATTGCAGGCATGGTGCCGATGTTGAATTTGCCGGCGCCGGGGACATTGACCTCGGCAGTGTTGGCGGTGCCAGTCTTGATAACGGGATCCCCGATGAACAGGGCCGTGGCATAGTCGGACTGGATGTAGTAGGGCGTTGCCTTGCCATTGTAGGTCGCGCCAGTGAGGTACCGGACGGGCTTGAGCCCGAACGGGGAATTGCTGTTCGCCATGATGGGAACTCCGAAATGTTGAGGGAGAGCCGGAGCCCTCTGGCGAATTGCCTAGAGGCTATTCCCGGCTGAGAGTGTTCGAACCGTTGGGCGTGTATGCGATGTCGCCCGCCAGTTCGCGTTCGTTCTGGGCCTGGTGGATAGTGCCGCGACGGATCGCTTCATCCTGCTGGTC